ATGATATCTCAAATTCTTGAGCATACTTATTTTCACCCATTGCTTTCTTTGCATCCTTAAGCTCTTCATCAGCTATTAAGCCTGTTTCTGATGCTTTAAACTCTTTTAACTCCCATCCTTCATTAGCATCTGTATCTGCAAAATCTCTTATTTCTTTAAAATGGTTTGCACCTTTTGGCGTGCCGATGAACATAGCCCAGCCCAATCTATCCGAAAGAGCAGGTCTAATAACCTCTGTAAACAACTGAGGATTAACATCACCATACTCATCAATAACACAGCCATCAAGATAAATACCACGAAGGGCATCAGGATTATCAGCACCATAGAGTGAGATACGCCTTCCCATAAAGTCAACTCTGAGTTCTGAAACATTAGGCACTCCTCCAAGTGGTCTTGTGTATTCTTTTAAATAATCCCACGCAATTCTTTTAGCTTGGCTGTAAGTCGGTGCAATATAAGCATACTGAGGGTTTTGCTTCTCATTTTGTAGTGCAGAATGTATTAATTGATTAATTGCAGCTACTGTTTTACCCATTCTACGATGACAGACAGCTACGGTCCACCTATTTCTTTTTACAGCCTTGTGTATCTCTTTTTGCGGTGCTCTTGGCGTGTAGCCAGTCTCAATAACTTCCATTTACTTCCCCAGATTTTGCATTTCCTCAGCTTGTTTTAGTTTAGCAAGTTGAGTTGCTGTTAATTTAACACCTTTTCTTAATAATTTAGCTAATATACTTCCTGTTGCTATTTCACCGCCTATTTGGCCTACTAATCTACCAGAAGAGCCTGCCATTGTGTCCATATCTTGTGCAAATTCATCACCAAGGGCTTTATCTACTCTTTTGGCTTGGTCATCAGCGTTAGTAAGGTAAGTATCTTCGCCTAATTTGTCTAACGCAGTCTGTCCTGCCATTGCCGCTCTGTCTGTAAAGGTTAAATCTTGCTCCCAGTCTTTAAATCCACCTGTTAGCAAGCCACTTAAACCTTTTGCAAACCTTTCTGTCTCTCCTGCAAGGCCTGTAGCACCTTCTGGCACACCTGCTAGCAATCCTTTACTAAAATTACTTAAATCTTCGTTAGAAACGCCTGTGCTTTCAGGTAAATACTGTCCCATTGACATCTCTTCGCCTGCAAAAGCTGGTGATACAGCTCCAGCAGCTAATAAAGCAGCGTATTTCTTTCCATTAGAGCTAGTTTTATTGCCCATTTTGGCTTCCCACTTCTTTAATCCTTCTTTTACGCCTTTTGGGCCTCTTTGGACAAATATTCTTTCTGCTTGCTCTTTCCAAGGGTTAATTTCTTGGCCATTTATCTTGTGAAACTTGTTACGCAACTTTGTTAAATACTTTACCCTAGCTTGTAATGCTTTTACATACTCAGGATTTTTTAGCATTGGGTTGACTTTTTCATCGTAGAAGTATTTTGCTGATTCTTCGCCAATATTTTTGTAGGTTGTAAAGCTGGTCTGCTTATTACCAATCTTTGATGGTACGTAAGTCAGGTCTCCACTGGCATTTACAATCTTTTTTATCTGTTCTGCTATTTCTGGATGTCTATCGTATATCTTTTGCCCAGCTTCGTCTAACGCATCTCTTGTTTTATTTTCTGTGTGATGAAAAATAATGTTTCTTGCTGACTTATCATCGGATGGTACAACAGAGAATATACCGTATGGACTATTTAATTCCTTACCTAGCTTTTGGTCTAGTTGTGTGAGCTTTCTCATGGTTGCTTTATCTAAGTCACCTACACCCTCTACTCTAACAATACTACCGTTATCAGCACCTAATGTCTTTGCTCTTTGAACATTATATACTTGAGCTGCAATAGCATCCTGATTTAAGATGTGAGTGTCTATCGCTGCTTGTGTGTCCATCATTTGCTGAGGGTTGCTTGATGCTTTAAAGTTCTGTGCAATTAATGGGTTATTTTCTATCTCACCCACATTATTTACCCAGCTACCTATTTGGTCTGGCTGATTGTTATAAAAGTCATCCATGCCTGGAGCATTTTTATATGCTTCCATAAGCTCTCTTTGTTGAGATTCATTTAGCTTACCAAAGTACTTACCAAATGAAGTCTCTACGCCAGGCATTACCTCTACTGGCATTGTACCTGTTTGGCCCTTAACCCCTTTTAGAAGCTTTGGTATTCCTATTGCCATTACACATCACCATTAGAAGCTTTAGCCATCTTATCTACAGCACTAATCATGTTCTTCATATCATCGTTAGAAGCTGTAATCTGATTTTTCTGTTCTTTGATAGCTAGGTCCTGTTCTCTGAGTTGAATATCTGCTTCTAGCTTAGCTCTCTCTGTTTCTATATCAAGCATCTGTCTATCTGCATCTAATTGCTGCTGTTGTTGTTGTAGTTGTAGCTCTTTTTGTTCTTGCTCTACCTTAGCTTGTAACTCTTGCATCTTCAACTGCTGTGCTGCCATATCTGTTTGGGCCTTCATCTTAGCCTTTTCCATTTCTGCTTGTGCTATAGCTTGTGCTGCTTTTACTTCTGGCGGAGTCTTATCAGCTTGAGCATCAGCCTGCATTATTTGTTGTAATGCTTGGTCATCTATCTCATTCATGAACTGAGCATCATCCTTAAAGCCTGAAGCGTTAATAAACTTAGCTAGTGTCTCTCTGTATTGTTTTAATGATACGAGTGGATTGTTAACGCCATACTGCTGTAGTATCTGCTCTTGCTTAGCTAATATCATCTGTAGCATGGCTACCTTTTCATCGCCTGTTCCGTTACCTAAGCCAACATTAACCTGAACATTATACTTATTGGTCCATTCTCTTGGGTCTATTTGCATAGGCTTGCCTGAGACTTTTATCTCTCTTGGCTGGTTCTGGTATTTGCAAACTAAGTGCAATATGCCAGACATAAGCTCTTTTATGCCTGTATCTGCAAAGACTCTTGCTATTAACTCTAGCTTGCCTTGTGATTGAGCTGTCATGGTTGCTACAGCTGTAGCTGATACATTCTGTAGAACATTAGCATCTATGCCTTGTGCTAAATCGTTAACGCCTGTTCGTTTAGATTGAACTTGGTCTAAGTATTCCAACATAGGAAAGCTTTGTGATGCTGAGCTTTGCACTTGCATAGGCACGATAGCATTAGGGTTCTTCATTCTAATGATGCCACCTGCTGTTGAGTTTAATAAGTCATCTAGGTTTACTTGACCTTCTACTGCACCTACTCGTGAGTTATTCGTTAGGTAGAGATTATCCAGCATCTGTCTAATGATAGTAGACTTGATAAACTGTAAGTCCATAGTATGGTCCGCCATACTCTGACCATAGAACTGGTGAGGTAATGGGAATGGACATAAGCTATAGAATGGAATGTAGTCTATCTCTTCTGAGGATAGTATCTTCTTAGATGCATAGCAAACTCTATGCTTAACTGCTTGACCTTGCTCATTGCCTATGTCTAAGTAACATTCATAATAAGCTATTAGCTCTTGTGTCTTATCTGTTGTATCCGATGAATCATTATTGTAGTCATAGTCTCTTGTGTTAGTGCCTGTGAAGCCTAACTCATCATCAGTGCTTAGCTCATCAACAATGGCTTTATCATATCCCATGTCTACTAACTGAGCTCTGGTTAGCATTTGTCTTTGTGCTACGAAGGTTGAGTCTTTTATAGAAGAGGTATGCTTATCTATTAAAAACTCTTTTGGGTCTACATTCTCTATCTTAACCTTGGATGCATCCTCAGTTATCATGACCTTAACATTAAAGGTTGAAGGTGCTCTTTGTGTTAACGGCTCACCTGTCATCTGGTCTACACCTACTTGGACCTCTTCGCCTAGTATCTCTTCCTGTTCTACTATCTCAACATTATCAGTAAGAAGCATAGCTAACTCATCAGATGATAGTCCTTCATAAGTCTCTGGTGTTGCTTCTGTGTCATCGTCCCAATAAGCTTTTACAATGCCAGTCTTTAATAGTAAGGCATCAAACATCCACGTTCTTAGTATCTGAGCTCCATCATTGTCTGAATGGAAGATATGGTTAACATAATCTGTTACTGTTGCTGCTAGGTTCTGACCATTGTCTTTAGTTGCTGTGAACTCCACAATGTTAGAGCCTTGCAGAAATGGTTTAACTAATTGACCTAGGCTGGACTGTATGACTTCCTGCACTGTTGAGTCTACCACTGCTGACTTACCCTTCACTTCATTACCGAAAGGCATCTTCTTATAGTATTGCTCAGCTTTTAGTCTGTCTGGTTCTACCTCATGCTCTACATAATTTAGAGCCTGTTCGATATTCTCATCCAGTATCTGCTTTAGTTTCTCTTCTTCGGTGTAATCCATTGTTATCCTGTTGTTATATGTTTAGCTATTCCTAGCATGTATATCGTTAGTG